CCAAGATTCAAGTGCTCTGCGAATAACAAAATCTTCATCGTTGATAATTGTTAATGTCCAGTCTGCAAATGTTCTGTTACCAGCAAACTTTAGTTCACGACCAAAGTAATAAACTGGTACAGTACCGATTGTAGAACCTGGAAGTTGAGATGTTTTTGCCATGAAAGTTGTTTTCTGGCCAGCAGCCGTACCATTTGTTACAAAGGACGGAAATACTAGAGAGACTGAAAATAGGTTAGGACGTGCACCGTCTCCAACCATATTCGCTCTAAATTCGGTTACATTAAATGCCATGTGTTTCTCCTAATATTGGTTTATTTATTAAGCTGCGTTAATGATTGTTGAGAAATCAACACCAGTATTAACTGCAACAAAATTCAATTGGATGAAATTAATGGATCTTGCTGGCTTAATGTAAATGTCACCAACAAATTGGTTTGAGTTGATAACTTGTGGTGTGTTATTTGTTGTATCGCAAACCACTTGGAAATCCGTAATACCACGGCGACCTTGAACGTCACGTAGGAAAGGAGTAACTAAAGCAACAAACTGAGCACGAGTAAAGTCATCGTTTAGTTCAAACAATGAGAACTTAGCAGCAGTAGAGATAGTCTTTTCTAATACAATAAACAATCTACGTACATTGATTCTATCAAATGCAGATGGTTTTGATTGTAGAGTCTTGTCACCGAACAAGATAATACCTTGGCCAGGGAAAGAAACAACTGGATTTACACCGCCAGCATAGATTGTATCTCTGTCTGATTTTGTAGGATTCCATGCCAACTTAATAGCGTTCTTGATTTGGCCACGATTGTAACCGGCAGGTGAGAACCATGGGTCTTTAATAGTGTCTGTGTATACACATAGACCAGCAACGTCACCGTTCAATGGAATCCAGCGATATACGTTATTGTATTTGTCGTATTGGTATTTCCAACCAGAGTCAGCAAACGCATATGATGATGTGATACCTATTGTACCCAACCATGAAATAATGTTAGTTGCTTCGTAACCAGACTGGTTAAGAACTGAACTTAATGGTGGAGAAATAAAGGCTACACAATCACCACGACCGTTTGCAATGTTTGAAATAACATAGTTTTGTACGTTTGCGGATGCATTACCTGTTAATACCAAAGAAATATTCAAAGTATCTTTGTTTACGAACAATGAATAACCTGATTCAATGTTACCATCAGTAGGTGTAACATCTTGGCCGGCACTCAAATTAACTGTTTGAACTGTGAACAATTGTCTAAATGTTGTATTGTTTGTTTGACCCCATGTTGCACTTGTATTTGCATAGTCAACAGGATCAACAGCATAAACATATTTTGAGTTATTGAATATTACTTGTTTATAGTAGTTTGATGTACCATTTACAGTAGCGTTAGTTGCTTTTGATACGAATGGATATGTTTCTAGAACTGTTCCAGCTGAACCTGTAAACAGACCAGCAGTATCAATAACAACAATGTGCATCTCATCATTTAAACCACCTGCGGATGCAGTTTGTGATGATGTGCTAGGTGCTGATGTGAAATATGATTTATAATTCCATGTAGAAAAATTGGTAGAGTTGTCACAAATAGAAATTGACAATGAATTACCTAATGCACCTGGGTATCTTGCCATGAAAGAACCGTATGCATTTCCAAGGTTAGTACTTAAGTATGAAGCCTGGAAAATACTTTCGTTTGCAACTTGAATAGCAGTAGCGTTTGTGTTTGCCAAAGCATTTACAGCACCACTACCAACTGTACGAACTAGATTTAAGTTATTGCCGTATGCCAGGAAGTTAGCTGCTGTGAAGAACGAAACGGCTGAATTAGAATCTGGCTTACCAAATTGCTGTGTCAAGACGATTTCGCTACTTACGGATGTGATTATGTTTGCTGGACCCCAGTTAAAGTATCCCGCAAATGCACCAGAGGTCGTAAGAACTGAAGGAACTACTGTTGTTAAGTCAACTTCTGATACGTTTACGCCTGGAGAGATTTGAAAAGCCATTGTTTTCTCCTTGAATTATTATGTGTTCTGTAGGTAATGCAATACCATAGAGATATTTATGAATTGTTGTTTTTAGAATTGTTTCAAAGCATCATTTACCCAATTCTGATAAACACCACCGGAATGAGCATCTTCCCATACATCCCCACCCATTACGGCAAAGCTATGTGATAATCCGTCCTCAACAATCATTTCTGGAGGTGTAATTTCATCAATCTGGTTCATATTTTCCAACTGCATCTGTTTACGGATGTCATGGTTAACAATTTCTCTGAAGTATTTCTGAGTAGTTACCCATGCAAACATAACCAAACACATTACCATATCGTCATTTGCACCTGATTCGGCTGACCAAGAGTTCTTTTGTGCAATGAATGTGGTTAATTCTGAATAGGTATTGAAGTCTTGTAGTATTAACTTGTCAGCCTCAACTAAAGACCTTAAGTTGGTACAACCAATTCTCTTAACTTGCGGTGACATTTTGACACCCATCTGAACACCTCTGGCAAAACCGGTAGACAATTGTTGTGGCTTCTTATTACCAGTATGTACTTTCCATAAGTTCTCATATTCAAAATCAGCGTGTAATGTTTCTGCAATCTGGTTGGTATTGTTAACTTCAACCAAGATATATGCATCATTATACAGTCTTGCTGTATTATATATGACAGTTGGGAATAGTATCGGTGATATGGATGAACTGTTATAGGCTGCCACTTGTCTATATGGCATTGCAGTCATATCAATAACCTGGAAGGCAGAACTATCCAGTCCTTTACCTTCGGCAACGTCCACCATAATACAGTATAAATGGTCTTTGAGGTTCTTTTCACCATCTTCTTTGACTGGTGGTTCATAGATTCGTACCATATCGTGAACGAATGTTGGGTCTCTGTGTGCAATCTGTTGTAGTTTTCGACCAGAAATGAGTGTATTGGATGAACCTAAGAACTCGGTTTCAAACTCTTGTGCAAACTGACGTTCAGAAGTGTTACGAATTGTTTCTTCTTTCCAGGCCTCATCTCTACCTGGTACCATTGACCAATGAATCTCAAAGGTCTTATAGTTATTCTTACCAGTAATGGCATCCATCCACAACTTGTAGAATAGGTTCATACCGTTAGGTGTAGACACAATAATAATCTTGGAAGTTTTACCAGATGAAATTACAGGGTATACAGAGTTAAAGAATTCTTCAGCAATGTTATTAGGAACGAACGCAAATTCGTCCAAGAATACACAGTTAAAAGAACCTCCTCGAATTGCAGAGCTTGATGTTGATGCGGCAATAATCTTAGAACCATTTTCTAGTTCTACATTACCTTTATTCCATGTAACAACACCTTGTTGCAACCACATTGGTAAGTTTTCGTATGCCAGTTGGTACTTGGCCAAAATATCTCTAGCCAGTGAACCTTTGTTAGCAAGAACGGCAACGGTTTGTGTGTCAGTAAACAGAGTTAACCAAAGAAGATATGCAACCGAGGTAGTAGTTTTACCGACCTGACGAGGACATTTAGTGATTGAGAAACGATTTTCGTGGTAGACTTTAATCATCTCCTTCTGAAAATCCCACATCTCAAAAGGCATCAAACCTCTATCAACGTTAACAATCTTGATATAGTTTTCGGCAAAGTATACTGGATCTTTGGCACACTTAATGTATTCCTCAACCTGTGGCTGAGTAAAATTAACCTTAACACCAGACTTCTTAAGTAAGGGGTTGTCACGGTATGAATCACCTGGATCTAACCGGTAATCATAATCATCATCATCAACTACACTCATTGTTCTTTGCCTTTAAGAAACTTATTCAAATCGGATGTAGAACCCACAAAAATGGCCTTGTCTATCTTCGTACCACCAGAATCTTTCTTGGCACCAGATATCTCTCTCATTTGTTTTTGTGTATTTAATAGTTCTTTGTTTGCATCTACCATGTTCTTAAGTAGAGTTGCATACACTTCAAAGGCTCTTGGATGTTGTCCTGCTTTGGCAACATTCAGTATTTCTTCCATGGCATCTTTGCCTTGGTCTATAATACTTTGTAGGTTTTCTTTAGTCTGTTGGTATGCATCAGTCAAATCTTCCTTCATATCAGGTTCATTGTAATGCACGACAGCAGCCTTAGGAGTCTCTGGTACCTTCTCTTTAGGTGTAACATCAAATATTTGTTCCATGTTTTTATCGAATGTATTCATAGTATTATGTAGGTGAAGATCCATTGTAACGTGATAACCAATAACTGGCATTTTGTGCGTGTTCTGAGGCTGATAAAGCTCTATTATATGCATGAGCAGCTGCAATATCACCATTGAAACCTGGTGATGTTTGTGTTGCACCAATAACTGGAGTGGTCGCTGTTGGTCCAACCGCAGTTGTTGCGCTTGTTCCAACAAGATTACCATTTACATATAATGACCATCCAGAGGTTGGAATAAAAGTAACACTAACATAATACCATGTGTTCAAACTTTCTGTTCCTGTAGATTGTGATACATCGGTGTAAGCAGAGGTTGTATGGTTACCTGCACAAAAAATATTTTGACCGTTATTGAACCAAGTTGTATCTCTTGCCTCAGCAGAACATTGTAAATAACCAGCTCCAAATGGTGCATTTGAATTACCACTGGTACCACGAATAACTGCACCTTTAGTATAACTCACACTAGCATTCATAAATGCACTAGGCGCTTTGGCCCAATTTTGATTGCTAGAATGAAAATATGCTGTACTTGTTCCTAAATTAACCACATTAGAAGTGTTAGTCCATGGAACGGTTGTACCATTACCTGTATAGAATGTAAAGTTGCGACCATAACCACCTGTATCTGGCCAAGTATTTCCTGATACATAATTTGCCATATCAAGTAAATATATTACATTTCCAGTAACTAATGTGTTTGTTGTAGTTAAAGAAATCACATTGTTATTCATAACCATCATTCCCAACATATTAGTATACTCCAGTACCGTTGATATACCAGGTATTAGCCGCAGTCATTAATAGAGTTGCCATACCATATGTGCTAACATTCCTAGATGCGCTTGTTGTGTTGCCAGCAAGATACATTGAAACGCCATTGTTTGGTGTTATGATTACGTTTGAAGAACTATGTGAAACAACAATAATGGTTGTACCATTTGCATATGTTGTATTGGATGTCCAAGGAATGTATAGGTTTACGGCAGAAGCGTTGGTGTAATATAAATGCTTGCCAGCATCTGTATTTGCCAGAACATAGTTATTTGATTGTGCGTTTTGTGGAATTATTTGAGCTGCATTATTGGCTGCTATAAAAGCGGCATTAGCCGTTGTGCTAGCATAAAATCCAATATTAAATGCTGATGTTGCTAAAACATTGGCTGAGTTTGCTTCGGAGAAAGCCGCATTTGTACTACTATTTTGAGTTGTTGCAATACCGAATAATAAAGATACGTTTGCATTTTGACTTGCTTCTATACCTGTCAGATATATGGTATTAGAAGATGCATTATTTGCCGTTGTTCTGGCATAAGTATCAATTGAACCTGCTGGTGTATTGGCCTGGTTGTATGCAGCCTGTGCAATGGTTGCAGCTATGTTTGCTTCGTTGAACGCAGCCAAAGCAATAGTCAAATCTGTGTTTGATGTATTGGCTGCATATTGTACCAATGCATTTGATATACCATTAATAGAATTGGCCACAAAACTTTCTGTGGCCATACGTTTTCCACCATAAGTAACACCATCATGTACCGTAATAGCTCTGGTCGTTGCATCAATAATCAATTCACCATCAGAACCTATGGTACCTGATAGTGTATTGTTGGCATATCTTTTAAACTGTAGGGTCTTGGCCATTGATTTTTATCCGTTATTAATTTAATAAGTCTATGATACCAGATTCTGATAATAGGTCTTCTGTTGTTGAGAAGAAAACTGTACTATTACTATATGTTATTATTGGTGAAGAATTTGCTTCAGTAACCGTAGTGATATAACCATACAATGAGTTGGAATTTGCAGATGTTGGATTTGGTGTAACAACAATATTATCCAATCTGTATGGTGCAATTTGGTATGATAGGAAATTATAATTTGAATTTGTGATTGTACCAATAATTGGTTGATTCGATACAAAATTACCATTGATATTGGTTAGAATCAGTTCTGAGTTTTGTGTATAATACACTACAGTACCCGTAGCTGTTGCCACACTTGGATTGTAACCTTGATATACTTTTTCTCCGGCTTGGTATATACCTACACCAGTATTAGCCATATTGAAAATAACTTTATCAGTAGGACTTATATCATTGTAAATATTTGTAATAGAAGTCTTAATTAAACCTGAACTTGCTGAACTTGAAGCACCAAAGATAAACCCTTTGACTGTAAAGTTTAGAGTCCAAACAATCATACGTGGATCTGATTCACGATTACCTTCATAAGTAACATCAAAATTTACTGTATTCAATATAATAGGTACTTCTTTAATAATACCCATTTCAGGAATAAGGTTAAGTTTGATTGTATAATCTGGTGTAAAGAATGGTAGAATTTTTTCAATCATCTGTGTACCATCTTCTATGTTTCTTACATAGATGTTCAAATCAAAATCAAAATTATATGGTACTGGAACATACTGAGCCAATACACCTGCATTTGTAACAGCATTAAAGTTTCTTATACTTGATGTTTGTTTACGAGAAGAATCGTATGATAGACCTTTCATTTCAAACGACATTCTTGGTAAACTCATTTGAACTTTTTTGTCTAAGTTCGGATCACCTTGTAGACGTTGTACATACAGTTCTTTGGCTGCATAGGCAATAGGTACAATGAAACGTTCCGCTTCTGTATTGTCTGGATTGTATCTAACCAAAGTAATATCATCAAACAGGTTACCAAATCCGATAACCAGTTTGCGTATAACTCGGTCATAATATGTATTAGCCATTATATACTCCCGAACGGATTAGATTCTGAGAAATCTGTAATGGCACCAGCGTTTGTACTGATATAGTTATTATCATATACTTCCGTTTCTGCATTGCTGAGTAACGGATTAAATGTAATTAATGAATACTGAGCATTGCTTGTTTGGCCAATGACTAACATATTATCAGAGAATTCTCCAGCAATATTAGATACGGTCAATGTATTTGATGTTGGTATAAACCCTTGTACAATGCCTTCTACTGTAGCATTTGCAAATGTATTATCTGGTGATTGGTACACAATTTCCTGTATGTCAAAGTAACCACTACCTGTTACATGGTTAATGTTTAAATCAATAGTATAACCAGATTGTGCTACGATTGCATCTACATCGGCCACACCTGTATTGAGTATCTCTTGTGAGTATTTAAATTTCTCCATTTCTAGTTCATAGAAGTATGGAAACTTTCTACCTAACATAAAAAAGTCTTTGGTCTGGTTAACAAACTTAATCTCATACAATTCACCAGTACCATTTAGAAACGGAATATAAACCAAATCACCTTCACGAGGTCTTTGGAATGAATTTTGTGGTACTCTTTGAGAGAAAGACCTTTTAGAAAGAACTACTGATACGGAGTTTTTAATCTCTAGTCCAAACTTAGAGAAGAATTCTTTTTCACCACCATATTCTGTTGAGTTTTGTAGGTACATCTCAATAGGAAATGCATCTCTAAATTTACGAACTGGATCTTCACCATATAACAAATCTCGAGCCGCATCATTATCATTTGGTAGATAATACGTATCGAATCCCATCACCTTAATGGACTCAACGATTAAGTTTTCAATGAGTCTTTGTTCAGGTAATGAGTTATAGTTATTAAAATAGTGATTAGTTGCCATCTTAGTTCATAAACCATTCTAATGGTGCAAAATATTCGGTGGACATTTCTTTTTCCAACTTTTCAATTTCTTCGTTGGCTTCTTTTTGTAGTCTTACACCATCTAAAGTTACACCACCTGGCAATTGTAGACCAGCAAACTTAGCTAAGTTGTTACCCCAACTTCTTTTGATAAGTGCTGTTGCATATTCTTTTAACCAACGGTCATTCCATACCAAACCATATGTGTCCGGATTAATTACCGCATAACATTCAGATACCACAACTTGACCTACTGGTGCTTCTTCCATACCCCAAGCCCAATCTATATACAGTCTTTGCATATGTCTTTGGAATCTAATAGGAACTTCACCAGTAAACTGCAACTCTAATGAACGAAGATGTTGTTGAGTTAATGTGTAGTTGATATAGGATGCTGAAGTAAAGTCATACAACTCATTCAGTCTTAATTGGTATCTAAGGTCAAACATATTAACGTTGGCCTGAGAGTCGGTAATTGGAAAGATACGAGAAATACCAGCAATTTCTATAGAATTATTGCCTGAATCGGTTGCTGTTGTACAATCCAAATATTTGTTATTGATATCATTTTGAGTAACTGTGTGCACCCAA